CGCTGAATGTAATACCGGGTGTCAGCATCGACTTAATACCGCTAGTGCCAATGCTCGAGTACACAGCCTTGCCAACATTAGACGCGATCACTAGCGGCGCATCTGGACGCGGTGGCGCAGCCCGTGAAGGCGGCACAGGCTCCATTGGCTCAAGCCCTATGGCAATGATCGAGTCTGCATTAGTAGCACCAGCACCAGCTGCTGGTGGTGGCGGCGGAAAGTCCTCAAGCGTCCTAGACCTATCTAAGAACTATGCAGGCAACATGGGCGGCAACTACGGCATCACAGGCAACGCAGCAGACTTCTCCAGCCTTTTCGATCAGTTCATGGTTGAGCGCGGCACACCGATCACAGTCAATGTAAACGGCGGTCTAGCCACATCAGCAGACATAGGTCGTGCTGTAGTAAACAGCATTAAAGCCATGAACCGAGTGGACGGCCCAGCACAAATACAGGTCGCCTGATGGCTACCACGATCGTCCAGTCAGGGTCTTACGATCTTAAGATCGCTACAGGCTTCCTCGTAGACGCATTTACTTTGGACGATGCAGAAAAGGGTGTGCTTAATAACACCGAGTATGTGCTAGACGGTACAACGGAGTTTGCTTCCGTAATTGACGGCGCTACAGGCATCAGCGTGTTCCGTGGACGCAGAGACATCGGCGACCAGTTCACTGCTGGGACGATGAGCTTTGATCTAAACGACACTTTCACGGGCGGCATCTTTAACCCGTTTGATACTCAGTCACCGTATTACGACACCGATCAGGCTGTGCCGGGTCTAGCCCCTATGCGTAAAGTCGTGCTTAGTCGTGAGGGCGAGGAATTGTTTAACGGCTACATCGTTGACTACTCGTACAATTTTAATCTCGGCGGTCTCGACACCGTCAGCGTCGCTTGCGCTGATGACTTTTATTTGCTCAGCCAAACCTACATGGACGAGTTTAATGTGACCGAGCAACTTGCCAGCGCTCGAGTAGCAGCAGTCTTAAATCTGCCCGAAGTCAATGCTTTCATGCTGCCGGGTGAGCGCAGCATTGCAACCTCAACGATTACGCTTGGCGGCGCAGCTGCTTACACCATTCCCTACGGCACATCCGTTGCTGCCTACATGGCAAAAATAAACGAGTCGGTACAGGGACGCATCTTTATCTCGCGCGACGGGGTGTTTACCTTCCAAGACCGCATCGGTAACACGCTCTCAGCATCTTCGGCAGATTTTCACGACGACGGCACAAATATCCCTTACGACAATGTGGGCATTAGTTTTGAGGCCAATCAAGTTATTAACAGGGCAGCGGTGCAGCATGCTGGCGCATCTACCCCAGAGATCGCCGAGGACTTGACATCTCAGGCGACCTATTTCATTCAGACCACCGCCATCTCGGACGCGCTAGTCCACAACGACACAGCAGCCCTTGACCTAGCCAACTACCTGCTCGTAGGTCAGCCAGAGGCGCGCTACACCAATGTGTCAACGCTGTTTGCATCCTTGACTGATGCCCAGCGTGACACGGTCGCAGTCCTTGAAATTGGTAACACCGTGACAATTCAGAAGTCATTTTCCAGCGGGAACAGCATTACATCACTGGCGCAAGAACTAGCCATTGAGGGCATCCAGCATGAGATCGACCTCTCTACAGGCCACAGGATCACGCTGTTTACCAGCCCTACCACGCTGGTGTTTGAGCTGATCTTGGATGATCTGGTATATGGCACAATCGACACAGAAAATGTCTTAGGATAAGGAGCATTATGGGAGCAAACGCAGTAACCACAGTCCCCGTTTATACGGCAGGCGAAGTCCTGACAGCGGCGGACATGAACATCACAAACTCTGGCATTCCAGTGTTTGCCACTACCGTTACGCGCGACGCGGCTTTCGGTGGCACTGGCGAAAAGACACTTGCCGAGGGTCAGTTTGCTTATATTGAGGCAACTAATACGACGCAGTATTACGATGGCGCGGCTTGGCAGTCTGTTGGCGTTACGCCGGGTCTTGTGTTTATTACGGGCGCAACCTTTAGCGCGGTCACTTCGGTTAGTTTGCCTGCCGACACTTTTACCGCGACATACACAAATTATTTAGTGCAGTTTTACGCAACAGCAGACGGAGCGGAAGCACTAATGACAAGCCGTTTCCGTACGGCAGGTTCAGACAACACGACCAGCAATTATTCTTATGCTGCACAAGGTAGGTATAGCAACAGCAACGACGCCTCCACAGAAGGCAACGCTGTTTCTTCTTTTGGTATGCGAGGCATATTCACTGGTCTACCAGGTTCGCAATTACTTACAATTTCTGAACCACAAACCGCAAAAAAAACAACCGTGACGGGAATGATAATCGGAAACTCGTCATCGGCGCTTGCACTTGTAACAAGTTTAGCCTTTGCGGGCTTATTCAACGGCACTACTTCATTCGACAGTTATTCGTTTTTAGCAAGTACAGCAATCACAGGAAGTTACAAGGTATATGGCTACAGCAACTCCTAAACCAATGGTGCTAGACGGACACGAAGTCCGCGAAATGACCGACGCCGAATTAGCACAACACGAGCTAGACAAAGCCGAAGCAGCCGCGCTAGTCGCCGCACAAGCCTCACGCGTCGCCGCACGGCAAGCAGTCCTAGACAAACTAGGGCTAACAGCAGATGAAGCCGCCGCGCTCTTGGGCTAAATATGCTGCACTTGTTTTTATGGTTGCAGTCGTAGCAGCGGTCTTAAATGGATGCAGCAGCACAAGAGTCAACATTGAGCCGAACAGGTGCTTTACGCGGACGGCTTGCGATGTCGCCAGAGGATAAACACGCACGACTAATCCTGATTGTCGGCATTACACTGTCGATCAGTTTCGCTGCCATTGTGCTCGGCTTCGTTTACGGCCTGCTGTTTGTTAATCAGCCACTTGAGCAAGCCCCCAACGACGCAGCCTTCATCGACCTACTCTCGACCGTTGTCGTGTTCCTCACAGGATCACTCGGCGGCCTATTAGCATCTAACGGAATGAAAAAAGCCAAACAGACAGGGGCAACAAATGAAAGCCAGTGATAAAGCAATGATCTCGACCTACATCAACAGTGCCATTGCAGCAGCAGTAGCGCTCTACATGTCAGGCAACACCGATCCGAACGACTTACTTGGTGCAGCCATCGCAGCTGTAGCACCACTATTCATCGGCTATGTCAACCCGAAAAACAAGGCTTATGGCATCGGCAAAAACCCCGAAGCCTAAAGCAACAACGCTTACTGTCGTCCCAGACAAACTTGAGCGCCACTATCACAAGTTGGTCATGCCGTCAACGCTTGCCCATGTAACCCCGGGTGAACTACCAGCAGGCTTACTCGTCGATGTTAAGCCATACGGCAAACTGCACCCATTAGCAGCTGACGCATACATGGCGTTACGCGATGCAGCCTTCGCTGCTGGTGTAAAGACATTTAAGCCCACATCGGCAGCCGACTGTTATCGCAGCATCTCAACACAGACCACAGGCTTTCTTGCGCGCTACCAGACACAGCCGATCGCAGGCGCATCAACGCGAGTGTGGAAAGGCAACACTTATTACCTAAAGCCGAACTGCGCGCCGATGGCTGCACCCGGCACGAGCCGTCATAATCTCGGGCTAGCAGTTGACATTAGTGACGCATCAGAAACAGGACGCATGCAATTCATGCTCAAAAACATTCAGGATTACGGCTTTACATGGGAAGTGCAATCCGAGCCATGGCACATCTTTTACTATGTCGGCGACCGCGTTCCAGCCCTTGTGCAGCAATGGAAACAGGCTAAATCCTTGCTTTAGTCACACCCATTGCCTAGGGTCGATATACCGACGGAAGGCAAGCGAAAACCATGGACGCAAAGACCTACATCTACGAGGTGTACACCTCACATTTAGATAGCGGTCAGCAAGTCATGGTGCAGATATTTCGTGATCCACTTGACGGCAGGACGCTGCACTCGCAGCTCGCCTTCAAGGACATCTCAGGCAGCTGGGGTGTCCCATACCAACTGGAGAAAAAATGATCTTTACAGCCCCCAAAATAATCGCAGGCATCATTAGTACCATCTGGGCGTTTACGACCTTCCTAGGGGTCGCTAGGAGCCTTCCAGAGGCAAATAGCAACATTATTCCAGCCGCCTACTATGAGGCCGTTTTGCCAGCCAGCACCACGGTCGCGCCGACTACCACGGTGACCACGATCGCCACTTGTGACGATGCCCTACAGCTTGCCCTCAACCTTGGCTTCCCAGCCGATCAACTTGGCACACTCGACCTAGTCATGCACCGCGAGTCACGATGCCAAACAACAGCGCATAACTTGAGCGATCCCAACTCAGGATCGTATGGCTTGACACAGATCAACGGCTTCTGGTGTCTGCCCAACAGCAACTGGCCTATCGGCTGGCTACAAGAAAAGGGCATACTCGAAGAATGCAGCGATCTGTTTAACGCGACAATCGCACTGCGCGCCACCCTTGCTATATACAACAATTCAGGATGGGCACCATGGGCGACAGCGAACTAAACAGCATCTATCCCGAGACTGGGATTACCGAACACACCCGGGCAATGATGGGCATGATTGACGACCTGTTCACACCGAACCATGTCAAGCGATCAAAAGCATCACATCTTTATCACTTGGTAGGCGAACTCGAAGCCCTACGCGACGACCTACGCCGCATGGACGACCCACGCGCAAACTTCTTGCAGCTTGCCATCACCGAACTCAGCCAACTCATCATCTAGCATCATCCCAGTAACCCGAACAAAGGACACCCGACATGTCAGACCTACAGCTCTTCCAAGCCACCCTTGGCCTCGGCGGATACAAAGAACAGCCATTCACGATCGAGC